ATGCTTCGTTTAGTCATCCTCATCCGGTACTCGTCTCTGAGCGAAACGGGCACCGTATGCTTTACCTACCAAGTTGTTTACCATTTGTTCTGCCATCGGACTGATAGCAGGTCCCGGTAGTGGTGCGGCACCGCCGCCTCCACCACCTGCTGAAGATACACTAGCACCTCCAGCAGAAGCCATCTCGGGACCGCCGGGTCCCGGGATCATCCCAGTAGCAAGCATTACTGCTTGACTAATCTGAGCACGAAGCATGTCAAGAGCGCCCTGATCTTCGGCATCATCTTGCAATTCTTCAAAGATTTCCAGCATTTTCTCATTCGGGAACTCTTCACCAAGTGTGCGTAATGCACCACGCTTGGATTCAAGACCGAGAGCCATTTTTGCTTGGACTTCATTTAGTTTAATAAGAGCGTCAACTGGCAATGGTTCAGGCCAGTGAACACTTGTTCTGTATGTCAAAGGATCCATTGGATCTAATTGCGGAAGTTGATCACGCTCTGGTGGAGCCGCTTTAGTTGGGTCGTACACAAGCAACTGTGGTTCAAACAGCGCACAAGTACGGATAATGATTTCGTTTACCCGCTCTAAACCTTTAGTGAAGTGTACTTTCTTCATGCTAAAGCGGTTCATCATTGGTTGATACTGGATAGCCAATGCGGTACCTGAGGTGTTAGATACTGGCTGGAATTGACCAAGTGCCGTCTCAGGAACGCCTGTAATTTCATGCATTGTACGCTTGAGGAACATGATGAACTCCATAGCGCCTGCCATGTTTCCACTAGATTCAAGGTTGAAAACGCTTGCATCTTTAGGAAGACCTGCCCAAACTTTCTTAGGTCCACGCTCCAATTGAGAAGCCTTGGCGCCTGTGATGATGGTTACTGGTGCGGCATGGTAGTTAATGATGTCAGAAACTTCTGCCATCTTCTCATTGAGTTCACGGTTAAGAGGGATAACGTCCCAAATATCCGACTGACCCCAAGGTGATGATGAAATAGTTGTGTTTGGAATATGCACGACAGGTACAGTTCCAATTGCATTGGGGTATTCGTCAATCAACTCATCGTTAATAAACTGCTGTACTAGGTCATCTGTAAGGATTTCCGTGAAGGTGTACACCTGACGGGTACCTTCTGGAGACGTGCCCCAGAAACGATATTTAAGTTTAAAGCGAAGCAAGCGGTCACGGTCGTGAGGGTGGAAGCAATGCGCTGGGTTTAAAGGAATGATGCGAACACGTCCTTCGTGTGGGATGTTAGCCCCATCAACATAAGGCTCTTCATAAGCAACCTTTACAAAGCAGTCACCTGTTACAGAAGCCAACTGCCCCATTTCCCAAAGAACATAGTGCTTGTTGTTATCTACATCCCATACTTTGTGCAGTAGATGGGGGATAATTGCACCGTTTTGATCTGGGCTACGGAATTGAACACCTTTACCAAAACAGAAGTTGGTGATGTAATCCGACATGGTACGGACGTAGTTCATATAGAACTGGGATTCACCCATCTCACGACGGTATGACCAGTGGTGACCGAGGTACCATGCCCATGCCGCTGAGTATCTATTTAATCGTGGTCCGTGTACTTCAAACTCTTCGTCAGCAAGTTCTACAAGCCCAAGAGGAGATATAGCAACTGTGAGGTCGCTAGAAGAGGCTCTATATGAGGGTGACCAAAAGTCAATTGACATTGTTTAAAACACTACTTCTTTGTAGGAGTTTTGGAAGCGGCTGGTTTTTTAGCAGCAGCCTTTTTAACTGGCTTAACAACCTTTGTCTTTTCAATTTCTTCTTTAATGGCAGGTAGTTCTTTAATTACTTTGCTAATAAATGAAGCAATTTTTGGATCGCCAAATTTGGTACTTGCGTAAGCAAGGACAATAGTAACTACAGGAACAACGGATGCAATGTACTCAGCGTCTACGTTTGCTTTTGTCAAACCATAGACAACTGCACCCAGAACGACACCTTTAAGGGTTTGATCAGTAACTTGGGAACGGGCATTATTCATTATGACTCCTTGGGCTTTCTCTAACTATGATACTAGTTTTGAACAACACAGTTGAACGGGGGTCCAGTGTGTGGGTCAAATCTAGAAGCAATTTGAAGGGCTAGAAGCGCTTCTGAGCGGGCTTTAGCCATTGTGTAGTCCTTCTTAGGCTTTCGGGCATGCAAAGCGCCTACAGCGTACTGAGCACCTGATCCAAGGGCGTAGATGCCACTACGGTCGTTAGACCATGAATAATCGCCATTTACAACGTAGATAGTACTGTTAATAACAGCAAGGATGGTTGACCCTTGTTCTGCAACATGTGCTGAATTGTCTTTGGCAGGCATGGCATATCCTTGTTGCTCAAAGCACGCTCTTAACGCAGGGATAAATTTCATTGTAAAAAACTTATCTAATTTTTGACCTTCACAGCCTGTTGGTGGCAAAGGAGGTGTAAAAACATGGTGAAGGATATTGATAGCACGAACATCCCCAGCCGCTCCTAATAAGTACTTACCATTGACGGCTACTTTTGCTGAAGTTCCTTTTAGAGTTGTGGTCATACTTACGTATCCACTTTCGTCTACGTCGCAGATACGTGAATCTGAACCGACTAGGGAAAACCCTTCTCCTTGGATTGCCACAATGGTAGTCACTAGGCTGTGTACTCCTTGTTGTGATACATCGCCCAACCTTCACGGATAGGGATCATTTCAAGGTTAAATTCAGCATCACCGTCTTTGTAACTAACCACACAAAGACCTTGTTGCCAGTTCTCAGTAATGATCATCGGACGACCATCAAGGTCAATTCCACCTTTAGTGGAAGGAACTACGCCATCAACACGAGCAAGACAGCCCGCAGAGGCCGCTAGGATCGTCTTACGCCCGTCATAATCCTCACGGGTCACTTCTGCCCACTCACGGCGATGAATGTGCCCATAGAGCACTGAGGTCTTTTCGTTAGCCAAATACATGTGTGCGGTAGAGCCATTGCTCTTGACACGGGTACCGTGAATAACTTTTAACTTCTGATTGATCCAGTAGTAGCCAGCAGGGTAGCCGGGGACGTATTTGACATTGAAGTCATCAAAACGACAGAGGAACGGAACTGAAAGAACAGGCCAGTTGTCAGGGGTATCCCCACGACGTAGCCCAAAAGAAGCCTTCGCATTATCTAACGTGTAGTTAACAAGACGTTCTTCGTGGTTACCAGCAAGCCAAACAATCTCAGCATCAGGAGCAACTGCACGTAGACGAGCCATCAAGATGGTTGCGTAGTCAATGGCTCTTTGAGTAGTCAGTGCGTATGCAGGACTAAGGCGATATTTACCAAACTCAGCAAAGTCAAGGTTGTCACCATGCATGACTACTTTGGCTGGCTTTAAGTCTTTGATCATTGCAACACAGATATCAATAGCCGCTTCATCATGGATGGCTTCTAGTTCACCTGCCACGTTACGGAAATAACCAATCTGCATGTCAGGTAGGACTACCGCAGTGTTCCATTCTGTTTTCTTTGGTGTTTTGGTTACGTTACTCGTTGGTAACTTAACTGCTGGACCTTGGTGAACTGGGTCCCATTCAGGTCCTTCCGCCCACTTAGGAGAGAATTGGATAGCAGCAAGGTCGTGAATTTGTGCTTCACCATCTTGGTCTTTAGTTAAAGACTGGTAAAGCGATACACGTTTTACAGAGCCAATTTCATTGATGTCAATGTTCTGACGATCAAGTATTTCAACAAGGCGACCAAGCGCTTGTGATTTGGACTCTGTTGGTCCTTTTTTTAATTCACTTGATAATTCGCTCACAGGAACACTCCTTGTTTACATGTCGTTGAACACTGCTTACGCTTATGTCATGACCAACACTTCTTAGAATCTTTGCTAACCATGAAGTGCTGTATTGCTTGGATTTACCCATGCTTATATCATTACGAATAAGCAAAATAGACTCACCAATATTGGTTTTGTCTTCTTCGTCAAGAACATTAAACACTTGCATAAATTTACAAGCGTTTGCACCTGCTGGGTGTCTAGGCGCTTTTAAAGCGTCTGAAAGTGCACTCATGTTGGCTCCTTGTGATAATTGTTTATCTGTTCACAAACACTATCACAATGTTAACAACATTGTATTCAACTATGCAAGCGTTACTTCTTCAGATGCCAATCAATATGATCGTCTAAACGCTCTGCTACTTTGTCTACACCAGTCTGCACATTATCTAATTTACGCATAACAGCACCGTGGTCTTCATTATTGCTTTTTCGCATACTACGGAATTCTTTAATGGCTAACCCGCCAAGACCACCAATGGTCGTGATTACGGCGACAACGATAGTAGCGAGTGCAGGGTCCATTATTCTCCACGGAAAGAAGAGTTGCGACCCTTGCGAGTGGGGAGGTCTACTCGGGCGGAAGTACCCTTAGTCATTTTGGCGTATTGAGCGTCAGGATCTACTTCTCGGATAAAAGGAGTGTCTTGTACTTTTTTTGTACTTTTACCAGAAGCATCTGTTTTTTGAACTGATTTAGCACCAAGTGGTACAACCCCACCTGCAACACCTGTAATTTTGGTATCAAGTACTCGGATATCTGTAGCATCTCCAAGTGACTCTCCTGTGACAGGACTAGACAAGGTTGGAAAAGTTTCCCGATCATTATGCTTGTCAACCATTGTTATTTCTGAGTCATACGTGGAATGAGGAACTCTGT